TGCATTAACTGTCTAATATTAATACTTACGCCTTCATTCGAGCCTGGTTTAGCAATGTATGATGTAAGTAATACTTCTTCGGATAATATATAAGACCCAGATTCTTTTGCCATAATTTATTTCCTTATCAATGTTATAAATTCTTCTAAGAATGTATCAAGATATCTTGTATCTAATAATTTTATTAATCTTTTTTTATCTTGCAATCTAGATTCATGCTCTCGATTAGATATTGAAGTTGCACCTGCTGTTGTACTATTAACTTCTATTTTATGTGTGTAATCATCTGGTCCATTACCAGTTGTTTTACCACTTGTTTGTGTTTTTTCATAATGATGTATACCATCAGGATTAGAATACTTATCTTTGACAAATACCTCAAATTCTTGTTCTGACATCGGCCAGTCATAAAATCTATCTGTTATATTATTTGTAAGTAATATTACCCAATGTAACTCTGGGTTACCAAAGTGTTTAAATGCAATATTTTCAGGTGTTTCTCCTGACTTAACATCATATTTATTATATAGACTTACATTATCCATAATACCATCTCGTATTTTAACTCTAGACATTATATCTGTAACTAATTTATAATGTTTTTTATCAAAACTATATTGTATCTTTCTAAAATTACTGAAATACATTAGTAACCACCTGCTACTGTTTCTTTTGTTATGATAGACATTTCAGTAAACTGTAATCCCATTTTCATAATTTGTGGTGAAGCACCATCTTTATCAGGTTTTAATGTTGTAAACTTATCACCTGGTGCATAATCTACATCCATATTTGTTAATACACATTTTGCAAGTTTAGGTATGTACTCGTTATCACCTTGTCTATACTTATATGTTAATTGAAACTGTGATGGACTTATAAAAAATCCTTCAGCAGGTGATAATGCTGGTAACATATGAAACTTAAATAGTTTTATAATCTTATGTACTTGTTCTAATTCTTTTGGGTTTTTAGGTGCAAAATCAAAGTTTAAACTGAAATTTCTAAAAGGTACAGATTTAAACGCCATTTCTAAATTAGGGTTCATCGCCATTCCTGATTTTCTGTTAATTGTAGCTCCAATTCCTGGTGCGAACATTTCAGCTGCACCTTGTATTGCTTGTTGAGCAATTCTACCTAACATTTCACCACCTTTCATTCCGTCTGCAAGGTTACCACCTGTATCACCTAAGAATCCACCTACCATTCCTGTTTCTGCATTTTCATAATCAGCACTATATTTAAATTTAGTTTCTCCTGGAGTATATAATATTATACTTTGTGAAGCTATGTTAGAATGAGTATCTTCAAATCTATCTCTAGGTTTGTTTTTCATTTGTGAAATCTTTTTACCAGTTTCTACCTTATTAGCTGCATAATTTTTTAAAGTTCTTACATTTTGGGCGTCAGCACTTTCTGTGTGTTCATCTACCCATGAACCTAATGATTCTACTACACTACTAGTTAAACCATCTACTAACTCTCCATAAGCAGAATCAACATCATCTGTATCAACAACTAAATCTAAAGGAGAATCTGATGTTGTAGGATTTGTCATTTTAGATTTTACATTTTCTAAAACATCAAATTGTATATAATGACCATCACCTAAATTACCTACTTCTTGTGGGTAATAAAAATATTGAAAGTTAAATGGGTCCATGTCCAAAGGTTTAATATCACTATCTTTTAGATTGAGTGATGAGCTCGTTGCCATTCTTTGGGACAACATATTTGATGTTTCGCTTTGTATAGTATTATTTTTCCCAAATAATATGTTGGACATTGTTTTAAACATAGTTGCTGTTACCTCTCATTATTAGTTATATTTATAAGATAAATAGTCATATGATATCATCTAAAAAGAATAAAACTTTTAAAGCACCTCATAAAGGTGTATATAAACCTAAGAATCCTAACAAATATGTGGGTGATTCTAGAAAAATTGTGTATCGTTCATCTTGGGAAAAGAAGTTCATGTTATATTGTGATAGAAATCCACATATAATTCAATGGGCAAGTGAAGAAATGTTTGTTCCTTATCTTAGTCCGATTGATAAAAAGATACATAGATACTTTCCAGATTTTATCATTAAAACATCTGATGGTAGGAAGATTATGATTGAAGTTAAACCTGCTGTTCAATGTAAACCCCCTAAACCTCGTTCTCGCAAAACTAAAAGATATCTACAAGAGCAATTAACTTTTATTAAAAATATATCTAAATGGAAATCTGCTAAAGAATACTGTGATGATAATGGTCTTGAATTTCAAATAATGACTGAAAAAGAATTAGGTATTAATTAACAGTAATAGCTCCAGAAGGAACATCATTAGAAGGACTTGGAGATACTTTATTTTCTACTGTACTACTACTATTTGTTTGATTGTTAATAATATTCATCATAGGATTTGAACCTACTCTATCTTCTAATGCACTTCTTAAACCTGTTTGAAATTTTAATTCTTCATTTGCCTTTTCAGCAGTTTCTCTTTTACTATTACCAAACATGTCATATTTAAATCCTGAAGCATCCCCAGCGTCTGCTTCTCTTCCCTTTATATTAGCCTCCGCTTTTAATTCTTCATTAGTCATTTGACTAGTACTCTGTACACCTCTGTCTTTTGCCCCTTGTACAGTCTTCTCATCAGGTGTTGCACCAATTGGATCCATATTAGGAACCCAACTAGCAATATAGTTATAAGCACCTGCAAGACCTGACATTAACATTTCAATTGCACCTTTAATTAGTGTAAAGGCACCTACTACAACTCCAACCACTAAAGCTATTTTTAAGAATATTGGTATTAGTGTTACCATGAAAAATGTCGATACCATTTTAATTACTTTTCCTAGTTTTAAAAACATTAAACTAAGAAACCCTAATGGACTTTTATCATCCTTCTCATCATCACCACCAAAGTTTTTAAAACTTTTACCAATTGCTTTAAATGGTTTTGCAAATTCTTTGACATTATTAGCTAACCCTTGAAATGCTGTGAAAGGTCCTGTTACAATTTCCATTAGACCTTCATTAAACTCTCTTATAGGTCCTGGTATATAATCTACATCATCTTCATCACCACCACCTCTTTCAGGTTGAGCTCTATCACCTAATCTGTTTTGTCTTCCTTGTTGTACTTCTTCAAGTTTTGCAAGATTCTCACCAACTTTTTGAAGTTTAGCTATTACTTCTTTATCACCACTTTGTGCTTCTTTATTAAGTTCTAATCTTTCTTTCTGCAAAACAGCTATTTTTTGTTGTGTTTTTTGTAGTTTAACTTGTTCTTTTATTATTTCTTTTTCAGTTAATATTCTAACTTCATTGTTTTGTGTTACAATAGCAGGTGCACCACCTCTTGTAAATTCAGCTGCTTGAGCAGTCGCAATTTCTCTTTGTTTTTTTGCTTGTTTTAATACTTGCCCACCAAAGTCCATAACAAACTTTTCATTTGCATTTTCTAACTTATCACAAGCTTTTTCAAATTTTTCAGGTATACCACTTTCTACATCTTCTCTCAGATTGTCTCCTATTCTTTTCAATTCTTTTGGAATTTTAATAATAGCAGGACCTATCTTAGCGATAGGTGAAAAAATCTTTTTGAAAGTATTAGCAAGAGGTTTTATATCCTCTTCCTTACTAAATTTTACATTTTCTGCATTTGCCATTATCTACGAACCAACGAGCCTCCAAAATATAATCCGATTATTGAGGACACCACATGTGTATCAAGAGGTGTTATAACTAATCCTTCTAATGGTTTCCATGTAGTTATTTCTCCACTACTTGCAAATATCCACCACCCTTGCATAACTGCTTCTGTGTACCCAACATAAATTGGTGTTTCAGGTGCAATTAAGAATACAAGTTTAGGTAATACTAAAATTGCAAATACACACATCAGAGCAATCCAACGCCTTGTGTTCTTTGTAAATGAGTCTGTAACATCTCTCGCCTTATCTGCTTGTTTAGCTGCGAAACCTGCTCGTTCCATCATCATCTTTTGTTTGTCAGCTTCATCTTTACCTTTTTGAGCCATGATGGATAATACTCCACCTAGGACTGTTGAGGCACCCATACTGATTAGTTCCATTGGTATCATGTCATCTTCTCCTGGTCTCTCCGTTTTCTTTCATTTTCTTCTTTTATAAAATTAATTAACATACTAACATATATATCCCTTTCCCAAGGAATCATATCTTCAATCTCTGTCAAACTATATTTATGATGTTGCATAAGTGCAAAATTCGTTTCAAAGTACGCTTCTAGGCTGTTGTGGGAGAAGCATATCGAAAAAAATCATTTAACCCTCTAAAGGTCACCATACTTTTAACTTTTGTTTTAGGATTTTCTACTTCTACCTCATGTTTTAATTGAGGCATAGTATCAAAAAACTCTTTAATGTCAGTAAAACTACTCTGATTTAAATCTTCAAAAAACTCAGATAGTTCTTTTTTACTAGTATCTTTCGCTGGATATATCTTTTCCCCCTCAAATATATGGTCTACACAGGATATTAATACATTAAAAACATCCTCTGTTTTCATATCATTTAAGTTTGTACCGCCTTTTGATATATTTAGCGTAGGATATGTAAATACTACACCCATGTTTCTTTGTTTATCAACAATAATTTTATTATTGTGTTTCTCATCTACCTGTACTTCAACCTTACTAATGTCTATTTCAACATCTGTATATGTTTTATGGTCATCAGGACATAATACTTTAAACTCTGCAATCTCACCTACTGACTTTGCTCTTATTTGTAAAAAAATATATTCTATATCAAATAAAGGTAAGTCATTTACACTAAGTTTGTCCATAGTACATGTACTAATAACTTTCATAATAGCATTAATTACATCTTGTTCATCATCTGATTCACCTGCAATCATTAATACTTTTTCTTCCTTCACCGTAAATGGTCTAAACTCTATCACTTCATCTCTTGAAGGTAGAGTTAATTTATAAGTCGGTATTTCTACTCTTGGTAATGCCATAATATCCTCACATTATATTAAAAAAATGGTGGAAATACTCTTCCACCTGTTAAATCTCCTAAAGGTATTCTTCGTTTCAAATCTCCTAAAAGTCCTTGTCCTGCTCTTCTTAGTTCAGGTGGTAATAATTGTAATAGTCCACCTAGTAACCCACCACCTGCATTTAATCTACCTGGGTCTTGTGCAATAGTCTTATCAAAACCACCATCACCAAGTGCCACATCAGCAGTTTTAGTAATGAAATAGTTTTGCCAGTGTCTATATTTAAATGTTACAGTAAATTCTATAATATTATTATTCTCATATGAAAGTTGTGGTGACCCAATACTTGTAGGATAACAATCATACAGTTTGACACCATGTGTTAAATCATCTCGAGCTGCTGGGTCTTCAGATGAACCTGCTGAATTAGCAAATTGTCCTAGATTAAATAAGTCTATATCTGATACATAGTTATCGTAAAATTCATAGTTATTAGATATACTATTGAAAGCAGCCTTCTGCCATAATTCAAAATACTGTCTTTCTCTTAAATACTTATCTGCATAAAATGTTGCTGTGATATCAGCATATGTATGGTCAGTAACAAAATGTCTAGGGGCACCGGGTCCTGTTACAACAGGTGATGTTGTCATTGTTCTATCGGGCATTGATATGCCTTTACAAAATGCATTTACTCTTTTACCATTCATATTTTGTATTTGTTGATTTAAATCTGATGTTGCAAAACCTCTTGTTTCAACAGGTAAACCATCTTCATTTTCAAAGTTTTCAAACTCTGCCTCTGAACCCATAGCAGGTCCACTTGTACCTGTAGGTAATCTAAATGAAGTATAGAATCTTCCTGCTCTACCAAGACCTTCACCTTGCATAATGTATTGTAACATTTGATTTATTAATGCTGGTTTTGTTGCTGATAAATTAGGATTATCAGGTGCTTGTCCACCTTCAATCTGTCTAAATCTTGGGTCTAATAAAATATTATCTAATGAAGTATCTCTAGGTATTCCTAGTCTAATGTCTGAACCAAATATCTTAACTCCGCCTCTAAATATTGCCATGTTTATCCTCTACTCTTTCCGTATACATAACTTGCACTTCTCTTGCGGAACTGTTGGACTGGTAAATAACATGCTGTTGGAGCATCCTGTGAATCAATCCTCATGAATCCAGAGCGAACATGTGAATACAAATATTTTTTAATTGTTGGTTTTACTCTTGCAAGTCCACCGAC